TGTGACACGTGATGACAACAACTACCGCATTGTTGATTTACGGGCTATTGATGCAATAGACAGTGAGTTTTCCGCTATTGAAGATAATGTCTACGATTATGACTATCTCACCTTTACAGGAATTACTACAGGAAACACGAGTGGCAATTATGTAGAAGTGAAAACAGTTATTCAAGATACGGTTACGATTGACTTAACAATTGCACCAGAGCCTGACGAAATTGAATTTGAAGGAGGAAAATAATGACACAGTATAAAGTTTACAAAGGCTTTCCTTATTCTTTCACAGCAAAGAAAGCATGCTACTACAACTTAACAGGAAGTGGTGTTGCAAATGATAACACGACTTTGACTTATAGGATGATACCTTATCCTGGATTGGATACGACTGTTGAGTATATACCGACCATAACAACTACCTCAACAGATACAGCAGTTGTGTCAGATGAAGAACTTGAGAAAAATCTAGGAATTGTTGAGCCTGATATAGTTGGTTCAGGAGCAACAGCATCTGCATCTTACAGAAACTTGGTTATCATTGGTAGTGGAGAGTTACCTGATTACTCAATTTATGATGGGGGGAGGTATTGTTTAGGTACAACTGGGAAGAGTTATCTTGTGTATGATTCTGATGCAGATACCTGTATTGAGATTGCCGGTGGACTTGCCGAGGGTTTAACCGATGACGGTTCACTACAAGACTACAATATGTTTTACAAAGATGATGAGATTGTTTTTGATACAGCTGAAACAAAATCTGGTTACACTTGGGTAAATTCATTCGCAATACCAATACACCAAGCTACCCCTCTTTATCAACCTAACTACACCTTGGTGGGGGACTTAAAAGTTGACATCAATTACAGGGCTAATGGATTTAGTACAAGCAGTTGTTTCTACTCTCCTGCATTAACTCTTGCAGGGCTTAGCAGTATGTCTTTCTTTACCAGCTATAAAATTATTACAAAAGTTAAGTTTGACTCGTTAGATACAGCAGTGGTTTGCTCACAAGGTGATAATGGGGACTTCTGCGTTATTATTGACGGTTACTTTAAGCTTTGGGATACCGATGGAAGAGGTGATGTTGCAGCTACGACAAATGAGTATTGGTGGATACAATGCTTATGGGATAATTATACAGGAACTTATTCCCTTTATGTACTGAAAGACGAAACAGAAGACTACACGCTGGATACTTTACCAGATGTGAGCGAATGGCAGTTAAGTGCTACATCTACACAAAACCTAGCCTCAACTACCAGTAAGGCTATCAGCTTTGGTAGGCATTACAGTTCAAGCTACTATAACCAGTATGTTAGAGGGGGAATTGATTTAGTTTCTACGGCTGTTTATGGGGGAAACAAGACAGCTGACGGTACAAAGTGGACAACAGTATGGACAGCGTTGAAGTGATAAAATAGTTATTGACAAATTGAAATAACAGGTTTATACTTCTCAATGTAATTGAGAATGATATCGGGACTGCTCTCACGGGCAGCCTCCGCTTTTATAGGAGTTTATAAAATGAAACAAATCTTAAAAGACTTTATTAACGCTGTTAAAGAATTAGCAAGCAGTACGTTTGCAATCTTGAAACAGTATTGCACAGCAATGGTGAAAGGAATATTCGCAGCTATCAACACAGCTTGTAATGCTGTATTAGATCTGATAGTAGCGTGGATAAGGAGATGGTAAGATGACTGAAGAAGAAGCTTACAGGGTGGGAGATAGAATGACAAAGCCATGGAAATGGTGTGTCGCAGCTTTGATGCTAGTCATTGCAGGATTGATAACATTCATCTTGAAGTATGAAACAAATGTTAGCGTTGAAGTAAAAGCCAAAAATCTGGAAGCAACCGATATCAGTGCACTTACAACTATTGGTAAGGAATAAATATGTTAAGGGATTCAAGAAATTTTATTATAGGGACGTTGGAAGAGTGCAGTAAAGATACTCGATACAATCTTATAAAATACTGCGATATCCCGTTATTATTAGAAAGAACTTTAATAGAATATTACGTAGATGATTTAGAGATTAAAGAGATTGCAGACAAACATAAAGTTGATGAAAGGACTGTTAAAGCTTGGAAGAAGGGTGCTTTAGAAATTGCTGAAGAACATCTGAAGCAGAATCTTAGATGCCACTTTAACACCACTTCATAATCACTAGACAGTTGTAGCATATTGTGTTAAACTTTTCACCGTAAGATGGCAATGGTGCTGTCTACATTTTGTGAAAGGATTAAAACAATGATGATAAAAACTCAAGATGGAGAGAAGTCGGTCTCTTCTACAGGTTTGGCTGGAGCTGCATTGGGTCTGGCAATTCCTGGAACTGTTGCTCTTGTTAATCAGTTGGCAGGTGGTAGAGGCCTGTTCAATACTGTTGCTGGAGCTGGTTGCAATACTGCAGTAAATATGGCAGCAGCTGGTGAAGTTGTTGATGACACTAGAATAATTGGTGCACTGGCTTCTGAACTAGCTAAAGAGAAATCTGAAAGATATGCTGACATGATTGGCATCAATACTTTTAAAGAAGCCAAGACAATGTTTGAGAAAGCACAGGAACAAGAGAATGCAAATTGTCAGTCAATTTATCAAATGCTCTCAGCTTTAGACAAACAGGTCGCAGTAGATAAACAGAAGACTAACGACAACTTCTCTTACCTAGATAGCAAGATTGATAACACTGCTACAAGAATCTACGAGTATGTGAACGGAACTTTCGTACCTGGTAAATTGATTATGCCAAGCACCAGTATTTGCCCACAACCCTTAGCAGCTTGCACACCGTTGTCAGTTGCACCACAGGTACTTACATCGACTACAGCATCTGTAGAAGGTGAAGTAAATCTTAGAAAGTGATGGAGGAAGATATGCTGGAAGGTTCTAAAAACTATTGGAGTATTCTACAGGACTCTGCAAACAAGATGGACGTGTCACAAATCACTTACGTCATGGCACAAGAGCCTGTAAAAGAATCGTACGAAAGTATGATGAAAGCTTTTAACAGTTATATATTCGAGAAGTTTAAAGAGGATTTCTCAGCTGTTCCAGCATATCAACCAACTATAAACAACTATGTTTCAAGCGTGATAGAAGCTTCAAAGAACTATGCAGAGCATGCTACACACTTGGAAGAAGAGAATAACAAACTTAAGAAAGAGTTGGAGGAACTGAGAAATGCTAGTAGATCTCAAACAGAATGAAATAGATATTGCTGAAGAAGACTTTATGAAAAGTATATTCGGCACTACAACGATTGATTCAAAGACTGAATGGTTGTTAAAGTTCTTGGATATAGATATAAACAAAACTATACAAAACTTTGAAAACTTTGTAAAGCCTATGTTAAAAGATGATGGAAGAGTAGATGGTGTTCTTTTAAATAAACTGATTGCATCTAAGTTTCCAAAGCTTTCACAGATGCTTCCTAAAGATGATTTCAGATTGGTGGAAGCCTCTTCAGCTATTTCAGAAGTACTGAAAGGAATTTGGAAATGAATGAATTGCATGATAGAATCTGCACCAGTATTGAAATGGTGATAGAGAAATCTGAAAAGATTGGAAGAGAAAAGAAAGAATGGACTTTAGATGAAGTGTACAAGATCTCTGACGTTGTAAAAGATATGTCAGAAGCTTTAAAAGATTTAGCTAAGGCTCACTACTATTTATCAGAACATTCAGCTGAAAGGTTCTAAAGTTTTGTACAACCTCTGGGGACAACGATGTCAGGGATTATACAAACACTAGATACATTTAAACAACTAAATGAAATAGGGATGACAGTTCATATAACCGTTGCAATGATGGCTATAGTGATTGTCATTTCTTTTATTATATCTGCATACAAACTTTATAAAGATATTGATAGACGTATTGACGAAAGAATTGATGAGCGTATCAAACCTTCATTAGACTTGCTGAAGGAAACTGTAGTAGTTGTGAAGAGCTTGGAAAGAACTACAGCAGAGATGAATGGTACTTTGACAATATTAAAAGACATCTTAATCGGTCATAAGTCTTGACAAATGCTGTACAATAATATATAATGTTATAAATTATGAGAGGCCTTTATAGATGAAACAAACTTTATTAGAAATGGTGCAAAGAATTCTACAAGCTGTTGACGGACAGATGGTGGAATCTATTGAAGATACACGAGAAGCGATGCAAGTTGCACAGTGTGTCAAAGAAACTTATGAACATTTACTTTACACAAGAGATATCAAAGCTCGTAGCAATCTGGTGCAGTTGCATTCTGTGTCAGATACTGATAGACCTACAACACTCTTATTCAATGATAACGTATGTCAAATAGATGTGTTGAAGTACTACGACGAGAAGTGTGAAAAATACCATGACTTAGTCTGGTTAGACCCTACAGACTTCTTGAACAGATCTCTTGACAGAAATCCTAACAAAGACAATGTAGTAAACTTAACAGAACCTACATCAGGTGTTAAGTATAATGTTTACAATGACAGAATGCCACAGTACTACACCAGCTTTGATGATAAGACTATCACACTTGATGCATGGGACAGCAGACAATCTCATACAATCATGGAAGAGTACACAGTTTGTTACGGATTGATTCTACCTGAGTTCAAACTTGAGGACACGTTTGTGCCAGACTTAGCACCACAACATTTCAATCTGCTACTAAACTCTGCTAGAGTACAGGCAGCGTATGAACTCAATCGTGAACAAGATACACTAGTTAATGACAGAGCTAGAAAAGAATTAGTAACAGCTGACAAGCATGCACAAAGAGTTAGAGGAATAGAGACAACGTTATGGAAAAACAGACCGAAGAGTGGACGAAGGATTTAATCATTGTAAGAGATGGAACAGTCTTCAGAGTAAAGAGAAGAGGACCTGGACCAATGATTAAAGGTGCTTTCACAACTTACAGTCATGCTGAAAGATTTATTAAAAGTTATCTCAACAATCTGATAGATGAAACTGTAAAGAGAAAGACAACAGAAATAAGAAAGAGTGACAAGCCTATAAAGACACGCATGAAGGAGTATAAAGAACTATGTCAAGCAATTCCAAATTATTTGTAGCACCTTTTGTAGGCGGATTAAACACTGAACTAAATGACACAACTGATGCATTAACTAATACATCTGATGAACTTAACTGTACACTTTTAAGAGGTGGCAAGAGAGGTCGTAGATACGGCTTCAACATTGAGAGAGATGGTAAATGGTTTGACACAGGTGAAGACATTGAAGCACACTCTGTTTACTTCTGGAGCAATGCTGACGAAGATGTTAACTTTATTATTGTACAGGTTAATAAAAAGTTGTACATCTTTAATGAGAGCTATCCAATTACTTTAAATGATCCTAAAGCTACCATAAACCTATCAAAATATTTGTACGGCAATGTCACGCCTTTATCAATGAAGACAGTTACAAACAACTTGTTCATATCTGGTAAAAACACGTACCCACTTGTGGTTAAGTATGATTCAGATACTGATACATTTAGTGAACCAGTTGTAAACAATCTTAAGTTCAGAGATTTTAACGGAATTGATGACGGTTTAGAAGTTGACGAGATGCCAACAACTCTTTCACAAGAGCATTTGTACAACTTGTTTAACCAGGGGTGGGACATGTCTATCTACAATCCTGATACAAAGATTACTTCAAGACTTGTTAAGCCTGAAGGTGGTGGATTATTCTTTGACACATACTCAAAATATCCTGCAAACAATTTACAATGGTTTATGGGCAAAGAAAAGTCAGGTGAATACAATACAACAGACTTATTAAATACTTACTTCGGTAATACAGAAGCACCTAAAGGGCACTACATACTAGACTACCTTACAAGAAGTAGATCAGTATCGTCAGGAATTGTTTTAGACGAAGGAGATCAATGGGGATACAGCAGCAAATACAGTTTCTCCGCAACCACCCCAATGACAGAGGACCTGTATTACAACATAGGAACTGCTGAATGGAAGGCTATAGTTTACAATAATCAGAGTGATATAATGTTTCCTATAACAGGTGGCACATACTCGGTATATAAAGATCTGCCAGCTGAAGTAACAGGCGTTATTTCAAGCATAAATGTTACAGTTAATGACGATCTTCAGAATTATGCATTTGGACGCAAGACGGACTATTTAAAAACAAGACAAACCATTCTGAATTATTACTATTCTGATTTAGGTTACGGAAATAGATTTAGTGGTAATGTATCAGCCACAACATTTAACTATCTTCCGTGTGAAACGTTTAAAATACGGCTGATAGGTGTTAACAAAGATGGAACGCTTGAAAATGTAGGAGAAATGGATGGAGCACTTGCAATGGATGCATACTTCAAAACACCTAAATCTTTTCTTCTTATGACAGATAATGTAAAAAGTTTTGTAAAATATAGAGTAGCCTTAGTTTGGGAAAAGCTGCCATACACTTATTACTGGTCATCTCAACATATCTTGATAGATGTTGTTGCCAACACTACCACAGGATACGTTGGTATTCCTTCATCAGACGTGTTGAAAGGTGAGGTAACAGACATTGAAACATTTGGTGGAAGAATCTTTTACTTATGTAACAACACTGTTCTATTCTCTCAAACTCTTGGTACAGACAACACCAACTATGACAAGTGTTATCAAGACGCTGACCCAACTTCTGAAGACGTCTCCGATGTGATAGCAACAGATGGTGGCATGATACAACTGCTGTCACTAGGTTATGGTAAAGCTTTAAAGAGTTTCTACAGAGGTGTGCTAGTATTTGGTAACAATGAGGTGACAGGTATTCTATCAAATAACACAGATACTTTTACAGCCACTAGTTACGATACTGTAAAGATTACATCAGCTGGTTTAGCTGGTAAATACTCTGTAGTAGAAGCTGATAACGTTTTGTACTATTGGTCATCACATGGTATCTTTGTTATAGCATTAGACACATCTAGTAACACTATTACAGCTGAAAGCATTTCAATAAGTACTATACAGAACTGGTACAATAATCTATCAGAGCTTTCTAAAGAAAACTGTGTAGGCTACTTTGACTATGCTAACAACCGTATCTTCTGGTTCTATCCTTCAACAGAGGATGTAGACAACCTTGATTCATGTCTTGTATATGATATCAATAACAAATGTTTCATGCCTCAAGCAATCTCTATAGACTCATCAAAGAAGTTAACAGACTGTGCAGAATCTTCAAAGGTAACTGATATAGAACCTACCACATATTTGAGAGCTGATGGTGATAGAGTTGTAGCAGGTGATTACAAAGTACTTGCTGCAAACGTAGAAGACGTTTCTTACAACCGTAAATCTTCTGGTATATTGCTGATATCAGATGGTACAAAGTTTGGTTTCGGTGACTTCAACAGTAGAGAGTTCAGAGATTGGGACGAACATTCTTACGATTCTTACATGGTGTCAAGGCCTATTACACTTGGCGATACATACTTTAACAAGCAGACACCAATCATGCAGACACTGTTTCAAAGAACTGAAATGAACAAGATGAATGCTGATAAAAAGTTTGCAAGAGTTGCTGTAGAGCTGCCAGTAGGTTTTCCAACAGACACTGGTTTTTATAACATACGTAGAACACCAGAGCTACCTTTTTCAATGTACATAACAGGTGTAAGAGTTCTGTTAGATGATGACTTTAAAATAAGTAATGACAGTGATGTTAAAAAGATTCCTTGTGTAGAAGTAGAAGAATCTGGTTTATCTAGTACATTACTTAAAGCAGACTCAACCGTAGAAGATGGTGTAAAAGATTTTTACTTCAGTTACTACAAAGGAGTGAAAACAAATAAAGTGCATATTGCAGTAAGCTTTAATAAGGGCATATTCAAATACAATTCAGAGCATGTAAAAGTTGTAGTAGAAGGTATAATAGATGAAGATCTTGATCAAGAGTATATATCAAAACTTTCTTATGATAATGTAAGTACTCTGACAAGAACTTTAACTATTAACAAGTTTGAAAAAAGAAACGACGGAAGTTGTTACTTTACTTTTGAAGTGCCTAGTGAGAGCTATTTGTGTGGTGGTAAGATTAACTTTACACTTCATGACATAGATACATCAAAAAACTTCCATTTCTTTCTATACGATGCAGACGGAGCTTTTTACAATCCTGGCACAGTTTATAGTGATAGTCTTAATAGTGGAAGCCACTCTTTCAATACTGAGAATTTTGATAAAGATCTTACAAATTGTGTAGATCCACATCGTCCCTTAAGAGTACTGGCAGAGATTCGTTCAGGTTTTGACAACCTTACAAGTGTCGATGTCAGCTATACAATGAACTTTATGTCGTATGAGACAAGCCTCCCAGAGCCGCTGGAAACTTCACAAGAATATATTACTCCATCTGGTGCAAACATCAGAATGAGGTGGGGGTGGTCTTTATCAGATAGAAGCAATCGTTGGGATATGATACAGAATGGATACAGACCACAGAAAGACTTTCTATATGATGACTACGTTGAAAGCAGAATGCATATCAGAGGTCGTGGTAAAGCTTTTCAAGTTGAAATAAGAAATGACGAAGACAAAGATTTTAGATTACTTGGTTTAAATATTGTAACAAGAGGTCAATAATGGGTATATTTAGTAGTGGTAAAAAGTATAAGAAAAGAGCTGAAGCAGCCCTTGCAAAAGCTGAAGACATAAGTGATTACCAAGAAGAACAAGACTTTAGAAGAGGTCTGTTATCAAACATTAGACGAGAACGTATAGCTCGTGCACAACTGGAAGTAGCTAACTACAGCACTACAGCATCTACTTCATCTGCTCAAGGTGCTTTAGCAAACATTGATTCAGCTATGGCAGGTGATACATACTATTCGTATGCTTCTTCAGATCGTGCACAGCAGATCCAAGACTACACAGAGTATGCACAACAGATGTATCAGAAGTATCAGAAGCAGCAGAAGAAACGTGCAACAGCTTTCTCAGTTGCTGGAACTATTGTAGGTGCTGCTACAGGTGGTATCACTGGTGGAGTATCTGGTGCAGTGTTTGGTTCACAGATTGGGCAAGGTGTTGGACAGATTGCATCTGGTACAGGTACTCGGCAAACTTCTTACGGTATTCAAAATATCTTAGGAGGAGTTGGCTCAGCATTTAATTACAATCGTGTACAAGACATTGTTAACAACTACTACGGTGGTACAAATAATTATACAGCACAGAGTCTAGATTCTAACGGCAATGTAATCAGTGGTTCAACTGTCACAGGTTCTCTCTCATACATTAAGAGTCTGTTTTATTAAGGATATAACACATGCTAGATTTAACAATTACACCAGCTCCTTTAATTTACCCAGAGAATGACGAGCTGTCAGAACATGGTGCAACCAAGAGACAGCGTAAAGAATACTGGTCAGAACATTATATAGAAAACAATAAAAGAAATGATGAAGTGTTTGGTCCTGGGTATGTAGCAGACATCAATCCAAGCACTGGTGTAGCTACTATCACATTTCCTAATCGTGATCAAGCCTTTTACGAAGAATGGGACAGAGCATTAAAAGGTGCTATAAGCATGCCAAATAGTACCACCAGAGAGCAGATTGCACAGCAGACTGATGAAGACATTGCTAGAGATATTAACAAAGCTACAGAGAATAATATCAGAGATAACAAGATCCCTGTAGGGTTTGGTTACAGTCTGCAAGCAGCTCAAGAAAAATATAACATGGAGCATAAAACAGATCCTAACGTAGCTTTAGAAGGTGAAGCAGCTAACATAGCTGTACTCAATTCTATGCTAGATGATCCATACTATTCACAATATGCTTTCACTTCAGACGACAGTGAAGACGATGTCAACTACACTACTAATCAGTTGCTAACATTGAAAGCAGTAGGTAAGGTAGCATCTGAACAAGATCTTCTGCCAGGTTTCTGGAAAGAATTTACTGGAAGACTTGCAGGGGATATCACTGCATCTTTTGTAGGCGGTAAAGCTGGTGCAGTAGTTGCTGGAGCTCCTGGTGCATTTGTTGGTAGCGAAGCTGGTTACATGTTTAAACAAAAAGAAATGTCTGAAACAGGTAACATAAGCTTTAATACAACTGCTAAAGAGTTCTGGGATGAAGTAAACAAGATTGAAGAAGCTTCTACAAGTAAAGCAGAGTTTGCAGCAAGTGTAGAAAATTACTTTAGAGACTTCATCTACAAGGTTGCACCAAACTACAGAAGTGATGTTATATCTGCTATCACTACTTACGGTAACTCACCAGAGCTTGACCCAGGTCCTTTTACAGGTGCTGTAGTTGGTGGAGTTGTTAAAGGTGTTAGCAAACTTATTAACAATAGTTACAAATACATTAAAGGATTTGTTAAGAGCCTTACACCTAAACAAGCTGATGCAGCTATTGAAGGCGAGATAGTATCTGGTACATCTTTAACAACTAACAAAAGCTTTGCAGATCCTAGGCCAAAAGCTTGGGACGGTGTTGGTACAAATGATTACAAGACCATTGATTTAATCTATGATGAAAAGTCTAAGACATGGCACTATCCAAACGATGTACCAACTGAAGAAGAGAAAGCAACAGCTGTTGTAAAATCTCTACCAGGTAGTACAGCTCCTCAACAAGAGTTGTCAGCTGAGGATAGACTGCTGATAGAGGATATGAATAAGCAGAGACATGTTAACGAATTGACAGGACCTCAAGGAGTTCTTGACGTTGTTGATATGAAACCACAGATTGTAGAAGAATCTAACGACATTGGTAAAGTTACTAAAACATGGTTAGAAGGAACTGGTGCTAATCGTAACCAACCTTTTAGTAAAAGCAATGCAGTTAAAGCAGCTTATGAATATAACATGACACACAACATTAGACTTGCTAAGCCTGTTAAAAGAGGCACAGGATGGTATCTGCAGATAACGGATGATGGCATTGTTAAAGATCTGACATACACTGCTGCAAATGTTGAATATAAGCAAGCATCTGATGAAGCTTTAGGGTCTGCAGGACGTGGTGAAAGATGGGGAGCAGGTCACTATGTTGCCTACAATCCTACTATAGATGCTGAACACTATGTAAAAATAGAAAGACCTGATTTATTCGCTAGACAACTCGTACAAGAAATGGCTCTGACTGAAGTGGAAGAAGAGAAGCTTGTTGAATTTGAAAAAGAAGTATTTGGTGATCTTTCACACGTAGAAAGGCTGTCACCGTCAACGATATTTAACAAAGCTTTAAAAGTCATTGGTCCAACAAGAGCAAAGAATAACCCAACGGTTGTAAAAAATTTGAAAAGAATGATAAACGATTGGGGCATTGGACAGATTGCTCAACAGAGATCACCTAATACAAAATATTTATTGGATATGCAAAAACCTTTATCAGAGCAGTCAAGTTATGTGAAGAGTAAGTTGAAGAATTTTAAGATTGATATCAACAGGGTTGAAAATGACGACGCAGCCGTCATGGAAATGGAATTGAAAAATGATGCTTATAATCGATACGGATACACTTCGTTTAAGTACGATAAAAAATTTGCAAATAAAAACCCTGCAGCATACATTAGTGCAGATAATGTATTATCTTCTATTGTAGTAGCAATCAGTGATGACAACGTTAGTGTGTTAGATAGTCTTGAATCATTAGAAAACACTACTAGAAAAGATCTGTTAAAAAAAGCGTTCAAAGCTTTTGATGGAGCGAACAGTGTATCAGAAACGTATACAAAACTTTTTAGAGCATTTGGAAAACTTCCTGGCAGGGGAGAGTATGAAGAGGGAAGAGCTAACAGTGATATGTTTAAAGAAGCTATAAGCTACACGATATTTAAAAAGACTCAAGTAAGGATAGAAGACGCAAAAAATTTAACAAAAGTGCTTGCTACTATTCTAGGAGAGAATCCACTAACCCCTTATACACTTTTCAACTTAAAGCCAGCAGATGCGTTGGTAGATAAGGCAGATGAATTAATAGATAAACTAGTCAAAAAAGATCCTGCACTTTCGAGCGAAATGCGTTACAAAGCAGTTTATGGAAGTTTTGCCAAAGATGTTGAGAGAAGTGTTTTAAAGTACTTTGGGAAGTTTAGTTTTAGTCTTGGTAAAGGTCTTAAAGATGCCGACACAGGTGAAACATATACTGGTGAAGATTTCTATAGAAAGATAGGGTCTGCCATTGGAAGCACGGATAATTATACCAAGACTTCTGAAATCCTTAAGAAGGCTGGAATACTTGGCACAACTGCTGTAGGACATGGTGATAATCGCATATCAGTTATATTCAAAGGCAAGAACATTCACCAGATAGACCGTGCAAGAAACATCAAAGAGTACTTCCAAAAGCTTGCAAAATGGAATACAACCATGAGAAAGACTGTTAAGTAATCCTTGACATAGTAGACAATATATGATAAGATACCACAAAAAGAGGTAACAAGTATGGTAAATTATACAAAATTTGTAAAAGCAACTGAAGAAATTGCAGAGGCTGGTAAAAAACTTGATACAAGGTTCAGTGAAAAGCTTGGACCAGTTGTTAAAGTAGATGTACCAGAAGGTGAAGAGCTGCAGAAGAACCTTACTAAAGGCATGACACCAGACCTGATAGCTAGAACAGCTAAGACAGATCCTACAATGACTAAAGAGTATGTGTCAGCTCTTAGAAGATCTGCTGGTGAAGCTGCTGAAGGTAGAAAAACTGTTAAAGATGTATGGAGCAAGCTGACATCAGAAGAGCAAGAGCAGTTGAATGAGTTGTATCAACAGGGCCAACAAGCTTATGGTGGAATGGGAAAAACTTTCACTGATGATGAATTAAATCTGATGCAGATTTCACCAAACGTTAAAGAAGCTATGAAAGATTGGTACTCAATAGCTGATGCAGAGTATCAAGAGACTAACAGAAGACTTGTAAAAGCCATGGAAAGAGAAGGTTACAAAGGCTCTGAGACAGGCATGGTGACAAAAGAAGTAAAACCTGACGTACTCAATACAAGCTCTTTCGGGTCTATGGAAATACGTGTACCAGATCAGAGAAAGACTCTTAACAGTTCTAACTCATCTGCTACAGATATCATGAACAAGTATATCAACAATGGTTACACGTTGAGAGAAGTTCATAACTACACTCGTATCAATGATGAGCTACCATACTCTCACGTACTTGTAAAGAACAATGATTCATTTGAGAAAGATCTTCCACAGTATGTTCTCAACTACGCAGAAGGTGGACCAAGACGTTACCAACAAGGTGAATGGTTTGTAAAAACTGGTAGAACAATCTATGGAGAAACTAATAAAGCTTACTTCGATCCTCAAGGAAAGACTTTAATAGCTGGTGAAGATCCTAAAGAACTGCAGAAGTATGCTGACGATGTCAACACCATCAGAAACATCTGGTTAAATAACCGTGGAGATCTGCAGAAGATGCAGCAAGCTGTTGATAGAACGCAGTTCAAGTGGATGAAGAACATTACTGCCAGTGATATACAAGATCTTGTAAGAACTGCTGACAATCCTCACGGAGAGATTGATGTAAACTTTGAAGCAGGTGTGTACAGAGATGGCGAATACCCTATCAACAACACAACACTTCCAACAATGTACTCAGCTGGTGGAGATCTGGATTCATCTGCATTACAATTATCACAGCTTAACTCAAGATATTACAGAGGTCGTGGCAAGATCTTAAAGAATGTTAATGAAGGTAGCTTTGATCATTTGATGAATGTTGCTGACGTTATGCAGAACACTGTTGAGCAGCTTGCTTATAGTCGTAACATTATGGAAGCAGCTGATGAATATGGTGAAGTATTTAAACAACAGTTCGGTAAAGTAATTGACACATCAAATGGCATCAATCCTGCTAACACATCTGGTGCATGGTTGCTAGTAAATGGTGACATCATTGATGACTCCAAGCTGAATAAAGCTGATAGAAAGATTGCACAAGCTGCTAGAAGAATGCAACAGATTACTAGAAACCTGATGAACACTCCTTCCAGTATTGATAGAAAGATTCAAACATACTTCAACAACATCTATGACATGGTTGGTGCTGACTTCCTGCACGATAAGAACCCTTTAACACTTGCTAAGAGTACTGCAGTAGAGATGGCACTAGGTCTATTCAACCTGTCTCAGCTATGGAAACAACCTATGCAAGTTGTTAACATTGCCACCATGCATCCTTTAGAAACTGCTAAAGCTGTTGCAGGTAGTCCTTTCTTATTCTTGTTACATGGTGGAAATGGTGACGGTATTGCTAATGCTTTCTACAGAGGTTGCTTAAAAGGACTTGGATATACTGACAAAGACATTGATGGGCTGTTACACTTTATGAAACAGTATGGTACATTTGCACAGATCTCACAGAGAACTGAAATGGTTGGTACCAATATGTTCTTAAAAGGTATGAGTAAGTTTAAGAAAGGTTCTATGGTGTTCTTTAACATTGGACAGAACTATGCATACCTTATAGGTGATATGACAGCATGGCAGCTGAGTGAAACAAAAGACTTTAAAGACATTGCTAGAATTGCTGACAACCTTAACTTCAACATGTCTGCAGTACACTCTAACAAACTACAGAAAAATCCTTTCACATCTTTTGGTACTCTGTTAGGTACTTACTCAATCGCTACAATGGGTGCTATACTTGGTAAGAGTTTGCCACCAGCTGATAGAGCTAAGCTGCTGCTAGGTCTTGTAGCAATGTGGGGAGTAGGTGGAACAGGTGGTGAAGACTTGAAGCCATGGATGTACAATACTTTTGGAGATGGTGCAGAGCAGAGACTAATCATTGAAGGTCTGTTCACAGTCTTAGCAGCTGATGAAGAAGGTATAGATCTTAGACAAGGTCCTGATGTAACTGGTTCAGTTGTACCATTCGTTCAAACTATAATGGGTCTTATTAAATCTGGTGAAGATATGCCAGATGTACCAACTACAGCAGTGTTGCCAAACTTCACAGGTGTTTACAAAACTCTTAAAGCTTTCTTTGCACCTACAGTAAGTGATAGAGATGTTGTGTTAGGTATTAAAGCAGCTGCTAGATGGGCTGCATCAAACATTATGCCAGGCGGTATCAAGAACATAGGGTCTTCTATCTGGGCTTTCTTAGCTAGACAAGAGCTTGATAGTCGTGGCAGAGTAGTTGATGACAATGTTGATTACAAGCATGCATTATATCTTTTAATGGGTCTTAGGTCATCTAAAAGTCATGATTTAAACTCTGCAAGAGCTAGAGACATGGAGTACAAAGAATTTACAAATAGCTTATACGACAATTACGTTTCAGAAGCATTGAACAAATATAAAGCATACAGTGACACAAGTGAATGGAGTCAGGTAGAATCTGACATCATGTATCAAGACGTTAGAAATGGTGTAGCACAAGCTGTTGCAATAATGCGTAAAGGTATTAAGCATGGTGAAGGTCTGTATGAGCAACAGTTTAGAACAAAAGTTTACAACGGTATAATGGATAACAGAACTGCTGAGCACAAGATGACAGACACTCAGAAAGCTCAAATGATTACTAAAGAAGAAGCAGAAGAATTGTTAAAGAAATTGGGATTAGAATTAAAGGAGGCTGAATAATGGCTTTATATAGTGAGAAAAGAGATGCACTAAAATCTGGTAACTTTGCACCAGCTGTATCATACGGTGCAGTTGTTAAAGGTGCAAGAAGAAATGACTTCAGTCTTCCGAAGGCTGAGTCTAGTTTTAACATTGACTTATCAAGTATTGGTAACGCTATGGTAAGATCTGCGGAGCTTGAAGCAAATGCTAAACAGGCTGAAGCAGACCGTAACCTTAAGCTACAACTTGCAGAGATGCAAGACAAACGTGAAAGAGATGTAGCAGACTTGAATGCAAGTGTACAAATGCGTGGACAAGATGTACAAGCACGTGGACAAGACTTGTCTTATGAAGCTGCCATGTATGGTCACAACATTACAGCTCGTGGTCAAGATCTGGACTATGATGCTAAGATAAAAGGACTATCTCTTGACGAACTGAAAGCACAAATCACCAGAGAAGGTAACTACTTAGACTACGATGCTAAATTGAAAAAGGCTGCTGCAGGTGGTAGTGGTAGTATAACAGCTATACAAAATCAATTTGATAATGCCATGATGAAGGAATGGATGCCGTTGGATGAAGCTGTAAAGCAAGGGACAATGACACTGTCACAGGCACGTGCTGTACTGAATCATAAGGCAGATGATGCGGCACAGTATTTCCCTGGAGCAAGTGCTGTTAAAGCTTCTAACGCTGCATACGGGGTAACAGGTAACACTCCAGAAGAACAAGGTGAGGCACAAGCTACTAAAGAGATTGCTTACAATCGTGACATAGCTGATGACAAGCAAACACGAGAAACTATAGCAAACTCTCCATATCTTAGGGGGATGAAACAAGAAGATGCAAGAGAGCACATTGCAAGAGCACAGAACGGTGTACAAGGTATGAGAAGTGCTTTCAAAAGATTCTACGATCCATTATTAAGTGAAGCAGATAGAAAAGATGCTTACGAAAACGTACAATACTATGCTAATAAAATTCTTCCTATGCCTATTCTTTCAGGAATTTATAACCTTGCACAGAATGGTAAACCAATCACGTCAGAAGATTACAACAATATTTACAGACGATGCATTGACACAATGGTACAAAATGGTGCTAATTATGGAGATGCAGAATTGCTAGCACAAAAGACATTAGATGAATTTGGTTTAACAGATAAAGCTAACTACTATAACAAAGCTATCAAAGAAGATACAGAAACTCTACAGAATCAGGCAAAATATGCTATAGCTAAAGCTCAATTTGGAACGATGTTACAAATGGGATCAAACTATCCAACCTTTATATCATATAGCGAAGGATTACAAAAAGCTATTTTAGAATACGATCCACAATTTGCAGAAAGCCTTGCTAAAAATCTTAAGAAAACAGCCTATGAAGTCGATCCATACGGTAACTATTACTTAAACAGCAATCTTTCAGCTAAAGAAGAAAGTGCTCTACAACAGGCAACAGGTGCTGCTAACACTGCTGATGCAGTTGCTTCAATCAAAGTACAACAGGGACCAAACGCTTTAAGAAACTATAAAGACGGCTTAGTAAATGCAAAAGATGCTCAGCAAATGGTGGATGATTCTGCTAAAGCTATCTTGGCTAACACATCAAACTATAACAACTCTTACAATGCTACAAAGTCTGAAATGAATATTAAAGCATCTTCTTCAATTCTTAAAGATATGAAAGAGCAGTGTGAAAAGGATAAGAATTTGGATCCTACTCAGTGTATTATAGCATCTACAACACTTGATGCATTCAAAGACAAAGACTTTAAAAATATGCTAGGAAAAGCTAGAAGCCTTACGACAGTTGGTGGTGATCCTATTCAACTTGGTCGTGATGAAACAGGTCGTTTAGTAATCTTAGAAGATCAGACAGGTATTCAAGTAACCGACAGCAACTATAAAACTGTACAAGATTTAAACGAATTTGTAGCAGCTCATTCAAATAACTTAAATGCTGTAGCAATAAACATTACAGATGCTATCCTGGGTCCTTCAGCAGGTACTGTTAAGAAGGTGTCAAGAGTCTACAAAGGGTGGACACCAAATATTTTACAGTCTGGTTTAGGAGTTACTGTAAGAACTGACTCCAAACTAGCACAAGATCTGGATAAATAGTATGACTAAGGTTTGTTCAAAACATAAGAAATGTCTGGTAGTAGCTGGTGCACTGTTGGTGTTATCAGCTATAGCCTTTAGTAATCCAGAATACATTGAATCAGTTGCACAAGCTTTTGCAATTATCATAGGACTCATGTAATGCTGAAACTATATATGATAATTGTAATATTGTTGGCAGCTGTATCAATGCTCTGGAAATCTAATATAGAATTGAGGGAGTCTGTTGCCACATACAACAAGGCTGATAAACAGTCTGTTAAAACTATCACCAAGATTAGGGAGGTTATAAAGAATGTTAAAGAAGATTGTGACTGCTATAACACTGCTATACCTGATGGCGTTGTTGTGCTCTTGCACAAGTAATTCAACAGCTGTAAAAGAGACCTGTTACATGACTGTTGAAACTTATGGGGATGCTGTTGAATGTCTGGTGAGACTCAAAAATCTTCATAATACTTAGACCTACCTCTTTTAGCAAGTAAGTCAGCAATGTTCTGGGCTGTGCAATGCTTTTGAAAGTGTGACACATGCCCTTTAATTTTTTCACAGGTTGGATTCAACCTTCTTATCTTGTAAGCAAGTAGTTCCATCTGTTTATGAATGATGTATTTGTCAAAGTATCTTTCCTTTTCTTTTATCTGTCTGTTAATATACTGTAAGGCAGTCTGAGAGTCTGTGTAAATAACTACATCACGTTTACCACTCGTTAATATTGCTGCTTGATATATTGCCCACAGCTCTCCATAGTTATTGGACGGGGCCGGTATAAAGTTTGAGTAAGACTTTTCCTTTACACCATCTAATACATATATCCCATAGCCTGCAATCTTCTTTTTCTCATCGTAACTAGAATCTACATAGACTCTCACTGCCATAAGGCACCTCCTTTAACCTTTAATCATAATGTCACGCAACTTTGTAGCTCTTGTCTTAACTTGTGTAGCCCATGCAGATGCCATCATCTCTTTAGCAGCTGTTGCATAGTCCTGTTTTTTTAAGGCTGTGAGCATGTTCTTGAACTTTGATAACTTACTGTAGCCAAGATTAAACATCATATCTGTAAGCACATATTTTCTGCCTTCTGATAGACTGTTTTCATCTATGCTATAAGCCTTAAGCAAGGTGTTAACATCTTCAGTAGCAGAGAACCAGTCGTTATCAAACAACATGTCAGCTTCTGCCTGAGAGATACCAACGTCATCAAGGTTTCTACCATAACCAATGGTGGTCTTACCTGCAGAACACTTATAAGGTTTGTAACGTATGCCTTCAAAGTTCTTTGTCATCTGTTTATAATCAGTACTCATATATGTCATCACTCCATACAATGTTTAATCTGTCTACTTGCTCTTTATCTTTGACTTCCCAGTACTCGTCACAAGTTTGAACAGGTTTGTCAACAACGAAGTAAGCTTGCCAAAGACCTGCTTTAGCTAGGTAGCGGTAGCAAGAATCTTTTAACACACACTTCTCATTCTTACACATACATATATCAACCACGGCACACCTCCACACCATTTGATGCATACCCTGCAATGTCTATCCAGCTGTCTTCATGTGTTGGATTAGTTCGCAATCGTGCTACTTTCATCAACACCATCATAGCTGCTACATCTGCTCTAGTGATTGCAATATGTAGATAATCTGACCAGAAGAGTGCGATGTTTGCAAAGTTCTGTTCAGGTGCTCCGTAACTTTCCTGCCTAGAACCGTTAACAATCTCTTTAGCTTTATCCAATAATTCAGATCTGTTCATTACTTTACTCCACTGCTACCAAATCCACCACCACGATCTCCATCAGTTGATACATCTCCTTCAACTACTTCAATCTGTGGCAGTTCGTTAAATACAACTTGTGCAATCCTGTCGCCTCTGTTAAATACTACAGGTTCTTTACCATGATTGATAACGATTGCACCCCACTCTCCACGATATCCTGCATCAATAGTGCCAATCCCATTGACAAGACCGACACCTTTCTTCAATGCAAGACCTGACCTAGCTCTGACCTGTGCTTCAAAACCTGGTGTAAACTCTGTCTTAATCCCTAACGGTATGAGAGTGTACTCTTCAGGTGCCAACAAAATGTAGTCATCTGAGAAGCAGGCCCTGAGATCAAACCCAGCATCATCTGGTGTATTCTTTTTCACAGGGCCCCAGGATTTGTCATAGTCAGGCAGGTACTCTACATTAACCTTGCACTTTGTCATTGCTAAATAAAACCCTATCTGCGTGTTCTTGTCTTTTACCAACGTTGTACTCAGACATAGGACGAATGTATCCCATCACTCTGCTGTAGACTTCACAAAGCTGATGATGTGTGCCATCCTTTAAAGTAACTTCATAAGATGTAGACACACCTTCTACTTCGTCTGGATCAATGTTGTTATTCTTTAAAACAGCTAATTCAAATTCACTTAACATTCACAGTTCTCCTTAATTAAACGTGTTGCTTCTAATTCATGTTCGCAGATCGGACAGTACTTGTGTTCACCTGCAATGTACCCATGTTTAGGACAGATCGAAAACACTGGTGTAATACTTATATAAGGTAAGTTATAATTTGTCAATACCTTTTTAACAAAATTCTTACAAACTTCACCACTTGCCATACGCTGATTCAAGTACAAGTGCAGAACCGTACCACCTGTGTACTTAGTCTGTAACGAGTCTTGTAAATCAAGAGCTTGGAAAGGATCGTCTGTAAATCCTACAGGCAGCTGAGAAGAGTTTGTATAATATGGTGCCTCATCTGTACCAGCCTGAAGAATATCTGGGAAGAGTTTTTTATCAGACCTAGCAAATCTGGTGGTAGCTCCTTCAGCAGGTGTTGCTTCCAGATTGTACAAGTGCCCTGTCTCTTCTTGAAACTCTACTAACACATGTCTGATAAAGTCTAAGACATCTTCTGCAAGTTCTTTACCATTCTCTGTAGTGATGTCGTCAACATCATTGGTGTAGTTTCGTATCATTTCATTCATACCATTTACACCGATAGTGCTGAAGAAGTTTCTATAGGTACCAATCCATCTCTTGGTGAACGGATAGAAGCCTGCTTCCAATCTCTGTGTCAAGAACTCTCTCTTAACCTCTAAAGCATCTTTAGCGATATTCAACAGTGTTCTTATGTGCTTCTTCATGTTATTGTAGTTGTAAGGGTACTCTTCTTTAAACAGGTAGCCAATTCTTGCCATGTTAAGAGTAACTACACCAATGGAACCAGTCTGTTCAGCAGACCCAAACAGTCCGTTACCTTTCTTCAGCAGTTCTCTTAAGTCTAGTCTCAACCTACAGCACATGCTACGGACATCTGAAGGGCTCATATCAGAACTAATGTAGTTGCTGAAATACGGGTAACCATACTTAGCAGTAACCTCAAAGATCTTGTTAGCAACTGGTGAATCCCAATCCCAATCGTTAGTAATGTTATAGGTTGGAATAGGAAATGTAAACGGTCTCCCATCTTTGTCACCCTTTGACATAACATCTAGCAGAGCCATGTTAATCATGTCCATCTCTGGTTGGTAATCTTTATAAGTTGTACCACTATCAACACCACCAATCAAGACTGATTTATCTTTTAAATCCTCTGGGCATTTGATGTCGAGTGTGATGTTACTGAACACAGTCTGTCCACCCCACCTAGAAGATGTGCCGCAGCAGTAGATAAACTCTTGAATGTACTGTTTAACCTGTGTATAGCTCAAGTTATCAACCTTAACAAACGGTGCTAAGAATGTATCAAAGCTTGAGAAAGCCTGAGCACCAGCCCATTCATTCTGCATAGTGCCTAAGAAGTTTGCCATCTGTCCTAGTGCAGCTGATAAATGTTTTGGCGGAGTGGCTGATGTCTTACCTGCTACACCTGCAAAACCTTCTTGTAACAACGCTCGCAAGCTGTGTCCACAACAGTAACCACCTAAGAAGTCAAGGTCGTGAATATGTATGTCGCCATTGCGATGAGCTTTACCAGCTGCTACAGGGTAGACATTGTTTAACCAGTAGTTAGCAACAACTTTACCAACCACGTTAAGAATCATGCCACCTACTGAGTAAGACTGGTTAGCGTTTGCTTTCACCCTCCAATCAGTTTGGTACACATATTCTTCAATAGAATCTTTTACATTTATTGTTTCGTTTGACATAATTGTTTTCCATATAATGCAATCAATAATGCTTCAGCCCTTCCATCTTTGCTAGCTGTTAATCGTTCTTCAACAGCTGGAAACAATCTCTTGGCTAAGTCTATTGACAAATGTTTCTTTTGAGTTTTAGTTAAAAGTTTGTTGGTTATAAGATCGTAGTGTTTCTTCCATACCTGTGGCTTAACTAGGACAACATCTTCACAGATGCAATCAGCTAGTAACTCAGCCTTACCAGCATGTTTCATGAATGTAGTATTAGCTGAACAAGACTGTCCAGGTCTACCACAGACATCTTCAACACAGCCTGTGTAATAATTGTATTCATCATTGATGTAAGTGTGTATCCAGTATGAGTACATATCGTCTAAGTCTTCTAACAGATACACACCATTGTTGTCATCAATGATAGCCATTGCACCATTCTTACCGGGATCTATTCCAACATATAAGTGACGCAAGTTCATTCAAAATCCTCCGCATGCTTTAGAATAAGTGGTAGTAATCTTTTTAACAGCCACCGTTTATCTTTGCCAATGATGTACAAGACATCTTCAATCTCAAACAGATCTTCTATACGGTCTAGGAGCTCTTCGGTAGACATGATATATCCCTCCAAGTAAATTGAAACGGATCTGTATCAATCTCCAACCAACCTCGTGGAAAGATTTTAGTACTGTTCCAACTGTAGCAAGGTACTTCATCAGTGAAGCAAGGGCATTTGATAGCTCTTACAATATCATTAGAAGCATAGCTATAGCTTTCAGCATAATCTCTAACGTGGCTGTGACCAACTACTGTGTTTGCCATAGTTACTGACAGAATCTCTGAAGCTTGAACACAAACTAAATCAGAGTTAGGTCGTGGTATGCAGTGACTGAAAAGAATGTTATCAATCTTTAGAGGTGTTTGATATTCTGCAACAATCCAACCATGCTGTTCAAACAGGTCTTTAATGAGTGTTGTATCTTTTCTTACATCATGATTACCTAGACACAATATTTTTATAGGCTTGTAAACCTTCTTCTTATCGTGTCTGTTTTTCTCCTGCTCTTTTTCAATTTCTACTTCAAGACAATTAAGATGTATGGCAGTGCAGTCGAGCTCTTCTTCAGTTGAATAATCTCCTCTAAGGGTGACATATCTTGCTAAAGAATTGAGATCGGCTACATCACCAAGGTGTACAATATACTTTGGCTTATTCTTCACAATATATTGCCCAAGCTTACGCCAACCCTCATAGAAGGGGCAAGCTGGTGACACATGTGTATCGGAAATTACCAAATACTTCATACTAGTTTTCTCCACTCTTAATACTTGCGTAGTACTCTTTAGCTTCTGCAGCTTTCTTATCCTGTTCTTCTTCAAACAGTTTGTTGAAAGTCTTGAAGATTTCTTTGGCAGTCTCTTTGACAGTTACCAAAACTCTTTCTTCATAGATCAGTGCAGTATATGTAGGGTACTCAATAATGTGTGGCACTTTCAACAAGTTCATGTAAAAAATTCCACCAGTAGGTTCACCAGTCTTCTCGTCAACTTCTGTCAACTTGATAAACGGTCTCCATTTTGTGTCAACTCTCTTCAACATTTTCTTTAATTTCCTCAACTTTAGGTTCTTTTACAACTTTAGTTAAATATCTAACACCGTTAGCATACTTAAACTTTCTTACACCAGGGAAGCACAAGTCTTTGTAAGGGCAGTATTCACAACCTGCTGCAATCTTCATGTTACCACTAGTGCCATCTGGTACAGGTTCGTAACACAACTCATCAGGCGGTGTATCACTGGCTACAACTTCTTTAGCTTTCTCAATGATACTATCTACGTCAGGCATATCAAAGATTGGGTCAGGTCTATAATCACAGATTTCACCAGTAACTTTATTCATTACTAAGAAACCTGGGTTGCCTTTACCAACAACCTTATCGTATGCAGTAATCTGTGCAAGATATCCAAAGGGGTCGTCTTCAGGTAGGTGACCACCACTGAACTTAAGAAAGCTTCTTGGAGATGCTGACTTAATGTCTACAACTTCTCCATCAATGATGCTATCAATGTGTCCAATGACTCCACCAACTTTAACTTCCTTTTGTCTATCTGTCACAGAGTGACCAGATACTTTGACAAGCCATAACAATAAGTCTTCAATAATATCACCGAATAAAAATTTTAAACGCATTGATGGTGATGGTTTTACAAGTTCTATATCACTGTGAAAATCATACCACAACCTTCTTAAAGGTTTACCTACTGACGATAGGCCTAGTGTCTTTCTTACTGGGTCCTTATCAGAGAGTCTGTTACGAATTGTATTCGTCAGGTCTTCTGCAAGATCTTTGTACAGACTCTCATCAATTTCCTTACCGCCATCAATAACGCTATAGACATCATCAGATAAGGTCGTCATCGTCACTGTCAGCAGAGTCGTCAGCATCTACTGCAATATCTGAGAACGGATCGGAGCCAGCATACTCGTGAAGATCTGTAATCATTACGGCATTGAGCCCTAAGAAGATCTTGTCCTTGAATCCTTTATACTGATTGGCTCTAACAATGGCACGAGAACCGTTACCAATGGTAGCAACCACATCATCTGATAAACGCTCTTTACGCTTGTTCATGATAACAGGTTTCTTAGAGCTCTTCAAAGTAATGCCATAAAGATCCCCCTCCAATTCTTTAATGTCTTGGGAAGTATTCTTATATTTCTTTACTAAGTCTGCAGTGTCCTTATCAAACACTACCATGACTTCATACTTGTTGGAAGCGAACTCACCTTTTGTTGACGGCTTGTCTAGGTGAGGCCATCTTAACTCAACATCTTTTAATGTAATAGACTGTAAATCAGCCATCTTTATTACTCCTATAATTAGTTTACTACTACTTTATAACAACTGTTAAATAGTTTGTCAAGAGTTTTTTTCAAAATCTTTACATTTTATTTTAACAATTACTCTGTTACCACGTTTGTCATAGAGATTGGTGATAGGTCTGCCAACAACTCCTTCAATAACACACGTGCCAACCTTTGATATTGGCTCAGACTTTACAAAGTTGACAGCATCTTCTATCGTACCCTCTAAAAGAACTGGCACCATCTTCAGTCCAAGTTTTTCACCAACTTCAACAACTGCATCCTGATCTAAGAAAGACCCTGCTACCTTGATATCAAACAAGATGAAGTCGTTGTCGTCTGCTATATACTCTTTGCCAACTGCCTGAATACCTGCACCGTAGCCTTCACCAAAGAATATAACTTCCTTGTCACCAAACATTTCTTCAACCAGTTCTTCCATGCCATCTTTTAGAAAGATCTGTTGCAGCTTTAAGACCAGCCTTGCAGGCAGACTGGCAGCATCTGTTCTACCTCTGAAAGAAAAGCTGTGACCATCCCAACACACTCTGATGTTAGTGCCGTCAACCTTCTCTGTAAAGATCCATTTGTTGTCTTTCAAATACTTAACAGTATCGCTGAGATAGATACCTTCATTAAGTTTTCTTGCACCTGCTTCCTGTCTTTTAAATGGTGCAGCAATTTTATGATACTCTGAAAACATCTTTGTTGTCCTTTAAAAAATTATACAAACCACATGACAAAGCTCCAACAATTCTTTCCTCTTCATCACCAGGTGCTAAGTAAGCATTCTGATAGATGACATGGATAACCTCGTGAAGTAATGTCTCCAACTTTTTATCAACAGGTAAGTCAGATCTGATGAAGATTTTACCAACATCGTACTGCTCCTTGCCCATTAGATTGCGATCAATGTCTTTATCAAACTCAATCACATTATATTTAATTCCGCCTATAGTAATAACTTCCATTTACTTCTCCTATTTAATGATTAAAACTATTGACCTTTGACAATCTTGACTGATAAATGATAGATTTACCTGTAGCCTGACTTCAGTACTGGCAGAATGTCTAACTAGTGTGCATAAGGTCCAGATACACATGAAAGGATATCAGGCTTTGGTAATAGATAAGTGTCCATCTTTTACAAATATTTTATAGATAGACGTGTCGTTGTTAAGCTTTAAATATTCTAACACTCTCTTCACTCCTGTTATAGTCTTAGTAGTCCAGTGATAGTTGTCAAAGAAATCTCTGACATCTTCATAAGTTGTTGTTTGTGATACGTACATAGTGTCGTCATCCATTAGTGTGTCTCCAACCAGTTATTCCCAATCTTGTATTCACCATCAAGAGGACAGTGCAGTCTGAAATGTACACCAGCCTCTATGATATGACTTCTTAAAATCTTTCCAACCTCTTCTGCACAATCCTCTGCACAATCGTACTGCATTTCATCGTGAACTACAGCAACTTGGAAAGCATCTAAGTGCTTCTGTTTAATCTCTTTGTAAGATTCTACCATTGCTCTCTTCATTATTACAGCTTCACCAGCCTGTAAGTATGATGACATACCGAAGTGAGCTGTCTTCAATGGTACACGCCTCCCATCAAGCCCCACAAAGTATCCTATTCTAGCTCTGTACTCAATCTCTTTCTGAAACTTTTTCCAGCCTACAATATTATTCTTCAGATTGTCAAAGGCTTGCTTGCCCTTATCATAACTGCCTAAGATCTCACCAATCTTACCAACACCTGCTCCCATGATGATAGCAAATGTACAAGTCTTACCTTTCTTTCTAGCTGCTACCATGTCGTGGTTCTCTTCATCATACTCTTTATCCTTTGGATTAAGACCGTACATTTGTGAGAAGTAGTAATGCATATCTTTATGTACAATCTGGTCAATTAGATCATCGTTATTCAAGTAGTGTGCCAGCACCCTGAACTGAATGTTAGCAGCATCACAACCAACCAGCTTACGACCTTTAGCAACTGTAAACATCTGTCTACATACTTCACCGTACAAACCTTTAGAAGGAATGTTACCAGTGTTAGGATTTCTATGTGCCATTCTGTGAGTGCCTGCACCAATAGATATAACCTGTCCATGAACTCTACCGTCACTACCACAAGCATCAAAGTAAGATTGAATCAATGTTGATCTGCTCTTTAAAATCTTACAGTTCTTGATAGACTTTAGCTCTGGTGGTGCATCTTCCCTAAGAGTCTCTAGGTTCTTCTCGCAGATCTTTGGTTGTCCTACTGGTGTCATTATAACTGGTGACCAATACCCTTCAAGTCTTGCAATAATTTCTTTAGGAGAATCTATACAGAACTCCTTGTATTCTATACGATTGTAAACATCTCCTTCAACGTGCTCAACGTTACCACTCTCTATGATACGTTTGCTAACAGCATTGAGTTCACCTGACTTAGTTCTCTTAGCAACCCATTCACCTGTTACAACTTTACGAGGCGGAAACAACTCATTCAAGCTGTTGATAATTGTCAAGTACTCTCTATCAATCTGTGCCTTGGTGTTGATAGCTAGGTCAGTATCTAGTAAGAATCCTTTAATGCGTTGACGTTCTAGTACAGCCTGTGACATCTGCTCTAGTTGAATACACTCTGATGAAAACCCTGACAGTTCTCTTCTAAGTTGTTGATAAACCTTAAGAGTCACTTCAACATCTTGCTTGCAGTAGTCTTCCATCTCCTGTGTCCAGTGTGACCAGTCTTCATAATGATCCTTGTAACATTTTAATCTGATGCCCCAATCTCTTAAGCTGTGTCCATCTCTGAAGCTGTTTGCAAGACGACTGAGAACAAGCGTGTCAATGATTTTGTCTACCTTTAGACCACACTTCCACAATCTGTTAAGGTGAATGGCATCATATCCTATAAAGTTGTGGCCAATAATCTTATCACAACCTTTGAAGAACTCTCGTGCAAGATCTGCATCACCATCTCTAAAGATAGTGAACTCACCTGTGTCATAATCTTTACAAACACAGCACCAGATTTTGTCAGGTTCTAAACCATTTGCCTCAATGTCACATATAACTTTCATCAATGACTCCTTTCGTTACAGATGTTATAACTTAATCAAATATATCTGTCAAGGTATTTCTGCATTTTACTATAAATTTTATATCATTCCTTTCACAAAACTCTTTGATAGCTTCGTACACTTTAGGAAGATGACTGTAACATCTCATTGCATACTGGTCCTGTTCTCGAGAGCCACCTGGTAGATACACTGTTCTTTCTATAATATTGTATTCAGGAAATGCAAAAGATCTTAGCTCAAGTTCGTTATCAGCATTATAAATGTGTCCAATATTTCTCAATCTTTTAGGAAATTGTAAGAATGTTATTGCACTAAATTTATAGTCAACAGCTATTTCAATCGTATCAGTCATATCTGTACCCTCAAATTACATTTAAATGTTGTACCATCATGTTCACAAAACTCTTTCAATGCTTTACAAACTTTTGATGCACTTACGAGACCACTACCAGCTGTAAAAGTTACATAAGGTCTGTCACTATCCATAACACCTCTGACCCAGAGCAGTTTATCACAACTATTAAACATTGAGTACATGTCTCTCTTAATAGTGATGCCTGTTGTAGGAGAATAGAACAACTTGCCACGCTTATTGTTCCACTCTTCTGGCTGCTTGTTTATGCTGTATGTAAACCAATCGGGGCAATGTGTTTTGTCAGTAATGGTTATTTCAAATTCTTTTGTCATAGTCTTATCCTCACACTTAAACGTTGATCAATACTATTACGCTTGCACATTTCTTTAACAGCTCCACAGACCCTGTTGACTGCATCAAAGTCGTACATAGGAAACCAGAGTGGAAAAGAACTGTTGTTTTCACCACCAACATAGAATGACTGTTCACCATTACCAAATGTAGCGTAAAGAGATCTCTTAATACGTATACAATGCTTAGCACTGTAGTACAAAGTACCTTTAAAGTTTTCCCAAGAAGTAGGCTGTTCAAGTATTGTACAACCAAAGTATGAAGTTACCTCAGGTTCTGCTTCAATCATTAATGCGAATGTGTTGCTCATTTTCTATACATCCTTTCACTCCACCATATAGGTACTAAACATATAAACTCAAAGATAAGCTCTAAACAAGACACATAAGCAAACCCTTCTTTGAAACAATCTACTCTCCAAGCATATAAAGCCCACCAATATATTAAAACTGTTATCATTCTTTTTCTCCTTTCAATGATTATTCATCATTTAATTCTTCTAACGAAACTTCAACAAGTCTGGTAGTATCCTTGTCGTATGTTACTGCTGCTGCCACCCCTTTACTACCGAAGTCACGATCTTTTAAGACACGTATACGGGTGGTGTTAGCTTCAATAGGGTCATCACTCTGTCCATTTCTCTCAAGACCTATAACAATATCCGAGAGTTGTTTAACAGATGATGACTGCTTTAAATCATCCAGAGTAACACGACCACCTTCTTCAGTTTGCTTAGCTGCATTCTGTGATTTACGGAGGTGACACGCTGTGATAATTATGATACCAAGTTCAACAGCAATCTTCTTCAGACACGCTACAAGTTTATTCAAAGCTTGTGTACTGTTCTCTGAATCATCTACTACCATTGTTAAGTGGTCCAGAATAATTATCTTACAATCTCTAGCACGATTTAAATACCTTATCTTGTCTATCAACAAATCAATATCATCAAAGTCAAAGCCATCGTAGAGTTCTATTCGTCTCTCTGCACCAGACTCTTCAAACCATTTCTTCAAGTCCGCTTCATCTTGTGCCTTCCATACCTCAGGCTTTCTAAGGTTTAGCCCAGCTTCTAGTGACATCATTGATACAACTGTATCTTCTGCTACCTCTTCTAAAAACATAGCACCAATCTTTAAGTTAGTTGATTTAAGATAGTGATAGATAATTGTTCGCAAGAAAGCAGACTTTCCCATACCTGTACCAGCTGCAAAGGTTATTAACTGAGTCTCTCTGAATCCGCAGATCTTCTCATTCAATCCTTCCCAAGGTGTGGGTAAGTATGTTCTATTCTTTGCAAAGTCTTTGACTCTATCCCATAAGTCAGAGTAGTTAACAATGTCATCAGGTCTGAACTCTTCAGCTTTCCACCATAGACTAGTGAACTCTCCAATCTTACCAGCCTTTAAGAACTCGTTAGCATCTTTCAAATCCTTTGGCATCTTGACAATCTTTACTTTCTTTGGTGGTAGTATGCTGGCAACTTTCTTAGATGCTTTAACACCTGCATCATCCCCATCAAAGCAGATGATAATGTTATCAAAGCTGTCAAGGTACTGGTAGTTCTTCTTCACCTCTTTCAATGCAGCTTGTGCACCAGATGATAACGACACTACAGCAGACTTTCCACCAAACATTTGGTAGACTGACATAGCATCTATCTCACCTTCTGTGATTGTAATAAACTTACCTTTAGCTGGAAAAAGATTCTGTCCAAACAGTGTAGAGTTGTGAGCAGATCCTCTCCATGTAAATTGTTTACCTTCTACAGTGCGTATTTTTTGAGCTACAGCGTGTCCGTCTGCATCGTAGTAGGGGTAGATGTGCTGAGCTATTCCACCACTCCTGACAGTAACTTTTACACCGTAGAAACGACATGTATCAGCTGTTAAATATCTGTCAGGCAATCCGTTAACAGGATCTCTACCTGCGTTGTCAACCATTTCTCTTTCTGGTTCCATACTTTCTTGCTCCTTATTAAATGTTTTCCAATATGTTCCACAACTAAAACACTTTGCACCACCATCTGCATAGATTGATAGAGCATCGTGGCTGCCACATTCGGGACAGTCTGTGTGTAGTTTTATAACTCTACCCATACATTTATAACTCCTTTAAAAAAGTTCTTGACAAATGAAAAAATATATGCTACCCTCTTTTCAGGCTTGGGGGGGTTGATACCACTGTATCAGTATCGTAAAATTTTATTTCAGATCTTTTAACAGGTCGGCACATGTAGAAATAGGTGACATCGTCTACATAATATTCTACTACACTGCCTTCGTAAACAATCTTGTAAAGAGGTGCTAACAATTCTTCATCATCTTCATGGTCTTTAAAGGCACATAAATAGCCTATACAATTTGTAAACATTTGTTACAGTCTCCTATACTTCAACAATAAATAAACAACACCTACACAGATTATAACAGAACTAAGCATACTTAATACTCCTTCTTAAGTTGATAACAGTTACAATGACAGTGCCCATCAGCTGCAATATCTTGGTGACATCTGTCACTGATGCATGCACGATCTGATTCAGGATCGCAAGGACATCTGAACCATTCTTCTTCACCAAAGAATCTTTCTTTAGCTGCTGCAATGTTTGGTGCAAACTTGGTTAAGTCGTAACCATTCATGTCAGCTAACCATTCAATGTTATGTAAAATATTTTCTTTAGACATACAACAATTCTCCATTAACAGGTGGTTCCCCAATGATAGAAACATCTTTACAGATCTTGTTAGCATCTATCACGATTGTCTCCCACTCTTTAAGTTCTTCATCTTCTAAGGTATATTCTTGATCACCCTCGTAAACAACTTTAGCAAGAGTGCAATCACCTCCAGTAATCTTAATAGTTTTCTTGTTAAAGTCAAGAACAATCTTGTCAATAGTTTTAGAAATCTGTGGACAAGGTATTGCTATCAAGATGGTGTCAGTTGAATCATAACTTTTACCTTTTAATTCATCCATGCTATCAGCTGATGCAAAGACTATATTATTCTTGTCAACAACATAGTACTTGTGTGGATAAAATATTCTTTCTTTAGTTGCTTTAGCCATTGTAGTAGTCTCCCCAATTAAAACTTTTAAAATCTTTTATACTGTTTCTGTACTTACAATACACTTCGGGTGGTGTCGGGTAATGAACAAAGTCTGTTACCAAACTTAAGACATAGCTTGAAATCTCTTGCAGTCTTCTCCAGTCGGTGTGTTCTTTTGCAGTGTGTGGTGCTTCATATGCAACAGACATATTCACACTCTCACAGAACTCACAGATTGTTGCAGTGTCACTTAAAGAACCTGTTGTCACTGACATATCTCTTAAGTAGTTGCAAATATCTTGTGCAAGTGTTGAGCAATATGTTGTAGACCCACCACCATTTAATACATCTTGACTGCCTCTTCTATCAAGTACTATACAAAATGTATCCAGCTTTTCAATAGGTGTTAAGTCAATCTCTTTAATACCTACACAGCCTACTTCTTCACCAGCAGAGATGATAAAGTTTACATTAGCTTGTAACAGTGTTTTAAGTATGATCCAAACACCGTTCTTATCATCACCACCTAGTGAAGTTCTTTCCCAGTCCTTGTTATAGGCTATGATATGCTGCTCTGGTGTCATTACAAAGTGCTCAGCTTTACCATTTGTCTTCACCTGATCAAGGTGTGCTGACAGAATTGGTGTGTCTTCATAGGTTAAATTATATAGGTTGTTACCTTGCCTTGTAAAAGGTATGTTGTGGTCTCTTAAGAATGATTCAATCCAGTCAGCTATTGCAGTCTCTTCAGGCGTACCATGCACTGACTCAAATGAATACAGCTTTAATAAATCTTTCATCTGCTTACCCTTTCTTGTAATACTTTACATAAGATACTTTGTTATCATCATCAATATATCTCATTAACACACAGTCAATATCTGTACAGTTCTTCATCAGACCTTTAAGTCTTTCTTTAAACACTACCATCTTGACAGGTTTGTAAGAGAACACTTGAGTAAACTTGATGCTACCTGTACAGTTGAATGTACTGCTAACATCTGTTCCAGGTTGGTAGTACACTCCAATATCTTCTGTTAACTGGTCAAGATCATAGAAATCATCTGCTTTAAAGAAGCCATCAATGTAAGTACCTACTAACAGTCTGCTTACAGGCTTGTCAAAGAACTTGGCATACTTTGATTGCTCTTCGTCTTGTGTTATCAACAGACCTGTTACAGGGCATCTCTTAAAGACATTCAAAGAACCGTTAACAATCTTGGCGTATGGTGAATAGTGGAAGTCACTTGGTACACCGTTGGTGATTCGTTGCAGCTTGTCATACATTGATTGCTGTGGTGTACGATAGCCTACAAACTCTCTGTTACCATTACATATACCACGATACTTAAATGATGTGTAGCCATCTTCTTTCCAGAATGATACAGAATCTGGATAAGTCCTGTAATCTTTAGCAAAGATTGAGAACAGTTCTTCAGCATACTTTAACTCTATTTGTACAGATGTTTTAAGTTCATCATAGTCAACGTCAAAGTATTTGGAGAAGACATATTTGTAAGCATTTTCTTGAGAACCATTCAGAAATTCTGCACCAGAGTATATCCTGTCTGGTATCAGCTTGTTATCTTCTGACAACCACGCCCAAGCTCTTGCATTCATTCTAGGCACATACCATTTCTCACCAGGAACTAATGAACTCTTGTTAGGTTTATCACCAGTGAAGTAAGTGATGAAGTGTCCTTTACTAACCGACAGAGGGATTGCACCATGATATCCTGTGTGACTTGATGTAAGACTGAAGCAGCTCTGAATAGATGAACCATAACTGCAGAAGTAATAGTCATAAGGGTTCTTACTAACTACAAAGTACTTGACAGTATTGTAATCAGGTGTTCTATCTGACAGACATGTTGTAAACATATCATCCATTTCATACTGTCCAATGGCGATATAAAGCCTGTTGTCAATCACTTCATAATCTTTGACAGCATCTATCTCAAACCTATCAACTTTGTTATCGTAGGCTGCTAAAATAGCCCTTGCATCGGCTTCATCATACTCTGACAGAGATAGCATAACTTCTAAGTTTCTTCTAACATCTGGCATAAGTTCTGCAGGTCTTGCATGGTGGTCAAAGCTTTCTTCAAGCTCTTTCTTCTTCTTTAAATAGTTTTCATCATACTGTGTTCTAGGTATGTCACTAAATCTGCAGATGCCTTTGTCTTTTAACACAACCATCACAGTCTTTAACACATCTAATGACAGCTCTACATCAACCTTTCTTTCATTGTCTGTCAGCATTGTGTCAGTTGATATGTAATATTGTTTACCATTTCTTACAAGATAGTCACCACAGAAACAGCCCATAAAATCTAAGCTATCATCTGCAACTTTAATAACAAACACTGGTGCTACTGAATCAGCGTTATACTTCTTGATAGGTTTCTTTGACACGTTACTATAGAAGCAGTCAAGGTTATCAAGTGTGCTAATATCTACACCATTTGATAGCAGCTCTATTGAAGTTGCTACATACTTTAAATCATTTAATGAAATCATTATAACTTCCTTTCAAAGATATGAAAAAAGGGTGCGACAAATTAGCCACACCCTTCACAGGACATTAGTCAGTTAATGCAAAGATTTTAGAACCTTTACGAGTCTCATCAAAGACGATACCAGTTCTGTAATGTTTACCATTATCACCTTCAACACGTGTGTACCAGCCGTCTTCATCTTGTTGAAGAACATCGGTCACAGTGCCTTTAACGTGAATAGTACCTGTACCATCTTTTCTGATGTGACATACATAAACTCTATCACCAATGCTGAAGTCTGTATCAGGTGTTGTATCCTCATCTGGTACTTCTCTTTCAACAGCATCAGTGTAGATGTTTACAGTAATGTTGCAGTTCTCTTTTGCAGCTTGTAATTGTTTAATAAGATTATTCAAGTCAAACATGTTTTTAACTCCGTTTATAAATTATTGATGACATTTGGTTAAGAGGTGTGGCAGTCATCATTTACCACATTTAAAGCTATCCTGTAATCATAATCATAACAGTCTTTAACTGCTACTTCTGTTACAGATAGCAAGATCTTAATAAAGAGGTTTGCATCACCTTTTATGTGTCTTTTATTCTCTGATGTGTCAGTTCCTCTCAAGTATAGTGCATGGCTGCTAGGACAGTAGTCAGGATAAGTGATTGATGTAACTTTATAAGTCACTCCATCAATCTTTACATATTGGTTGATGCTGTAATCACTTGTGTCTTGGTCTTGGATAGTCATTCCAGTGTGTGATATAGATACCGTAATCATTGGCAGTTCCTTTCAAATATGCAACCAGTCTTGTAACCATTCACTGAAACTGTCTTGTCAATACTGTACAAGATAGCAACAGCTAATAAGAAACCTGATAAAATTGTGATGATTATTTCTTTCATAGATTTTTTCCTCTCTGTTAAGTTTTAATAACGTTTGGCTACGGGTGTAGCTGACATATTGTTCAACGCTTCTGTAGCCTAAAAAAATGTGCCTTAAAATTGATAAAGACCACTGAAGTTTGTTTAACGTTTGCAGCAGTCTTTATCAACAGACTGTTATAAGTTGTTAACAATTTGTAACAGTATATCTTTTACAATTACTTTATCATTAACTCTTATAAAGTCTTTAACAGTCTTTTAAAGATTGTTAATAATATTATATAATATATATATATATATCTTTAACAGTCTTTAACAGTACATAAAAAAACTGTAACAGACTTTAACAGCCTGTTACAGCTCTGTTACAATCTTTCTTTGATTAGACTGTTGTAGTAGTTATACTTTTCAGTTGTTAAAAGTTCTTTAACATACTTTCTATGCTCTATAAACTCCTTTACTTCCTCCTTTGTTATCTTTGGTGAGTTCTTTAAAACATCTGCCTGATGTTGTAGCAGACGTAAGTGTTGATAAAGATTTTTTGACACGTTCATTGTTTACTCCTTTCATATTTTGTCCATACTTGTCAGTGCTGAACAGTTGTTTAAACCCTTTGTCAACTTTTGGCAATGAACTTGTATCACTCCATTCACGCCTGTTAAAGCTGTCCTCAAGTTCTTGCATACCCTCTAAATACCTCTTATACAAGGGCTTTGCAATCCTGTTGGCAGTGCGAGCACGTCTTAAATTGGTGTTAAATACTACCATCGTTTGCTTCCTTTCTGTTAGTGAGTTTATACAAGCCTTGTTTAGTCTGTTGGGTTTGTTAGAGGTTGTAAGCTTCTTTTATAGCCTGCAACAGGTTTTCATTAGTGCTGTTTAGCTCTGTGAAGTGCTTTTCAGCATAATTCTTATACAAGCTGATGACAGACTTTTTGAAGGCGTCGTCATCAAACACTTTTTCTTTCTTTGTTTTATCATCATCTTCATACCAAAGCTGCCCCGCAAAGTTTTCTTTGAACTTCAAGGTATACTTCTTTGAAGAGTCTTTAAGAGTGTACTCATCTGTTTCAAAGTGTAACAAGTCACTATACACTTTGGTGATATTGGTGTACTTAAACAGCCAATTCCGCCAACTTGTAACATCGCTTGACAACACCTCAATTATAGCTTTAAAAGGGGTGGTGTTAAATGTTAATGAGTTGTTATACTCCTTTACAAACAATACACTAGCTTCTTGAATTGCTTGGCGGTAAGCTTGTTTACCACTTTTAGCATTTGCAATAAGTTGATTAATTGTATCCAAAGTTGTTTTCGTCTGTTTAGTCATTGTCATATCCTTTCATAAAGTTGTGGATAGACTAAACAAGGCTTGTATAAACTCACCTACACAACGCTTATTACGTATTTTAAATCACGTTGCTATCAATCCAGCATCACAGGACACCGACTGGACACGATACTTTTTTAAAGCCGTTAGAACTACTTGTTAACATACAAGCCAAGCTTTACAAGGTTTGTAGCGTGCGTACACGCCTTGTCAACGTTCGTTTATAGTTGATTTTAACCTTCTTTAAATCAATAAAGGTATTTAGCATTTAACAGGTTTATACGATAGCACCAAGCCGCCGCCGCCTGTTTAAAGCCCCGTTAAAAAACGGAATAGCATTCATAAAGGATAGCCAGAATAATTGTAAACACTTGCTATCGTGTTTATAAGTGCATATTAGAAGGTTTGTAAAATTGATACAATGAAAAAATTTGAAAAAATTGCATAAAAAAGACTTGACAATTTTATGTTATTGATTTTTCACGATTCTTTTTTTGAGTGTTCTAATTTTGTTCTATTTTTTAGTAAAGTTATCAACAACCTTCACAAGCCCGCCGCCGGTTGTCAATGGACTGTTAACAGATACCACCAACCGACACCGGCAATTTTGTCAATTTTGTCCAAAATACCTTGTCAAGTCTTTTTTTAAGTTATCCACAACCTGTTAAAAGTACTATAATGTTGTCAAGTATTTTTTTAAGTTATCCACAACTTTTTTAAACTGGACAAATTGACAAAAGTTTTGTCTAACGCTTGACAGAACTTTGGACAAAATGACAAAACTGGACAATGGACTGGACAAAATTGACACAAGCTGGACACATTTTGTACAAATTTTGTCAAGACTGGTCAAGGGTGGTCAGGGGGGGACGGGTGTTGACAGCGCTGCTTCATATTATGGTAAAAAAATTTCTACCAAAAATTCACCAATTTGAATAAAACCCTTGACAACCTGCCACCAACTGTGTATAATATCTGCAAAAGAACTGAAACGGAGTTTAACAATGGATTTAAAATGGAACGACACCACTCACAAACGTGGTAAGAAGAAACCACTTGGTGCAGCATTTGTAGAATACTCTTACGGCTGTAGCATTAAACCAGTATTTACCATAGCTGAAGAAGATCATGACGGCTATTTAAGCTTTCCAAAGCTGTTTCTAGCTCACTACAAAGACCCAACAGAGATGTCATTCGTTAACGATGTCTTCAATGGTGACTTAAAATACTGGAATCAGTTTAAATCTGCCAACAATGTTGAGAAACTGTACAAAGAATTACGTGAGAAAGCTGACTTAATGCTGCAATCAGAAGCTATGAACAAGATTGTTTCCATTGCTTTTGACGATAACAACAAAAATAACTTAGCAGCTCTTAAATATCTGGTGGATGATAAGAAAAAGAAAGAGAAAAAGGTTGTTGGAAGACCTAAAAAGGTTGAAGAAGTTGAAGAAATAGACAATGCAGAGCTGTTAGAAGACATTAAAAGGCTGAAGGAAGGCAAATGAGTGAAGACGTTATAAAAGAAATACGTCATCTTGCAGAAAAAGACTTCATCAGCTTTGTAAAACTGGTGGCACCTTATAACGTAATGGGTTCATGTCATGAAGATCTCTGCAAGTTTATGACAAAGCCTAGAAGCAAACCGTACAAGCTTATTCTCTACCCTCGTGCACACCGTAAAAGCTTCTATGCAGGTATGTACGCAGCTTGGAGAATTGTTAAAAACCCTGCCATTGCTATTGTGTACTTATCAGCTACATCAGACTTGGCAGATGCACAGTTAAGATTGATTAAATCTGTACTAGAATCACCAATAGTTAGAAGATACTGGCCCGATTTGGTACTAGCTGATGAAGGAAAGCGAGAGAAGTGGACATCAACTGAGATATGTGTAGACAGTCCTATAAGAAAGAAAGAAGGTACTAGAGATAGTACAGTTAAATCTGGTGGTCTTACTACTAACATTACTGGTGCACACGCTGACCTGATTGTATTAGACGATATTGTAGTTCCTAAAAACAATACTGAAGAAGGACGTAGACAAGTTATTTCACAGTACTCACAACTACAGTCTATTTTAAACCCTGGTGGTATGATAATAGCTGTTGGAACCCGTTACCACCCTAAAGATATCTATGACACCATGCAGGGTACTATGGAAGAGATATATGATGATGACGGGAATATTATTGGTAAAGAACCTCAATGGGACGTGCTCCAGAAATCTGTAGAAGAGAATGGGGAGTTCCTTTGGAACAGAACTAAAAGAAAAGATGGCAAGTACTATGGCTTTGACTTCAAAGAACTGTCACGAATTAAGGCAGGTTATGTAGATAAGTCGCAGTTCTATGCCCAATATTATAATGATCCTAACGATTCTGGTAACAGTCCCATAACTCCTGACATGTTTACCTACTACAATCGTGACCACCTTTACACAAAGGCTGGTGTATATTATTTAAAAGATAGACCACTAAACATTTATGCAGCTGTTGACTTTGCTTATGCCATGAATGCACGAGCTGATAGCAGTGCCATAGTTGTTGTAGGGGTTGATTCAGATAATAACAGATATGTTATTGATATTGATAGATTCAAGACAGACCGTATACAAGATTACTACGCTCACATCATAGGACTTCATAATAAATATAATCTTAAAAAACTCCGTGCAGAAGTCAGTGTTGCTCAGCAAGTAATTGTTACAGCTCTTAAAGACAAATTGGCAGAGAACTCTATTAGGCTTGTGATAGAGGACTACAGGCCTACAACAAAAAAGGAAGAGCGTGTATCGGCTGTCTTGAGACCTTTATACGAGGATCACAAAATCATTCACTACCGTGGTGGTAACTGTGAAATACTTGAAGAAGAATTGAAACAAATTAAGCCAGCACATGATGACATAAAGAATGCTTTGGCAGATGCTATATCAATAGCTGTAGCACCTAAGAAGAGTGGCTTTGTGAAGTCTGTTGCAGCTCCTAAACCATTATCCAGATTTGGAGGAATTTAATGCCAAACACTTTAGAAATAAAAGTTTTACAAGAACCTGATGGACTTGCAACAGCTATTGCAGATAGATTCACAGCATGGGAAAACTCTCGTGCCAAGTGGTACAACAATGCACAAGAAACTCTGCAGAACCTGTATGCAACTTCAACAAATGAAATCACTAATCAGTCACATACATGGGACAATAGCACACACATTCCAAAGCTGACACAGATCCGTGACATGCTGATAACATACTACTTAGATGCTATGTTCAACTTACCAGACTTTGTAGACTGGGAATCATACGATGACACTACTACATCTTTTGAAGTAAAGAATACATTGAAGTCTATTGCCAAGCAGATGCTGCATGACTCAGACTTTAAACCAACTATTAGACAGATTGTTGAAGACTATGTAGACTTTGGTAATGCATTTGCAACAGCTGTACCATATAATAAAACCTTAAGAGGTTCTCTGGTGTATGAAGGTCCTAAAGCAGTTCGTATCAATCCTATGGACATCTTCTTTGACCCATTGGCAACAAGTTTTGAGAATGCACCAAAGATCATCAGATCAGTTATGACAGTTGGTGAATTGATGCAATCGGCTGATGCATTTACAGACGACACCAACCTCTATAAGAAAGCTGTAGCAAAGGCTTTGAAGAAACGTCACACAATCTACAACGCTATCTCAGCAAATAAGAAAGATGCTATCATTGATGACATGTGTCATATTGCAGGTTGTGACAGTTGGTCAACATACTACAACACTGATGTAGTAGAGTTGCTAACATTCTATGGTGATCTGTACGATGTAGAAAACAACAAGCTGTACAAGAGTTCCAGAATAGTTGTTATGGATAGATCAACAGTTCTTCTCAACGACACCATCACTGACTATGGTTTTGGTTGCAATATCTTTAAAGCTGGTTGGAGAGATCGTAAAGATAACTTGTGGAGTATGTCACCACTTGATAACATCAAGGGTATGCAGTTTATGATAGACTTCTTAGAGAACAAGAGAGCAGATGTATTCAACTTCATCAGCAATCCTATAATGGTGTCTAAAGGTGATGTAGAGATGCCTGAGTACTTGTTTCCAGGTTGTCACATTGGTGTAGACGTAGATGGTGAAGTAGCTTTCATTAAGCCTGATGCAACAGCATTACAAGCTGATATGTATATTGACAGATACTTGAACCAGATGGAAGAAATGGCAGGTATGCCTAAAGAAGCCATGGGCTTTAGAACACCTGGTGAAAAGACTGCATTCGAAGTGTCTCAGCTTAACACAGCTGCATCAAGACTCTTTAATGAGAAAGTTCACAAGTTTGAATTAGAGATTCTAGAACCACTACTTACATTGATGATGAGAATATACTTGTCCAATCCTGCAAGAACTGTAAAGATTAAAACAGTTGATGAAAATGGTACAGTATTCTTCCAAGATGTTGACTTAGATACTTTAAAGGGTGAAGGTAAGTTTGTGGCAACTGGATCTAGTACTTACACAGAGAAGGCTCAGATTGCACAGACATTGATGCAGTTATCTAACACAGCATTGTACCAAGATCCACTGGTGTCAAACTGGATCAATCCTAAGATAGTGGCACAAGCTTTAATATACTCTACAGGTCTGGATAGATTTAATCAGATACTGAAACAGAATGCTAGAGTATTTGAAGAGCTGGAGATGAAGACAGCAGCTGAATACGCTAATCAACAATTTGATCAAACACAAGCACAAGGAATAATCAATGCTCAACAAGGTGGTATGTAGAGTAGACAAGAGTGAGAAAGAATACTACAAGAAACTTATAAAAGATTCTCAACCACTCTTAGAAAAACTTATAGATATGTTAAAGGAGGAGATAAAAGATCTTGACATTATTAATGATGAAGATTTTGATAATCCTTCTTGGGCTCTAAAACAAGCTTATAAAGTAGGCTATAAAAAGGGCTTGACAAGACTAATCGAGTATGGTATACTTGGTAACGATTAAAAATAAATATATTTACGGAGATTATATATGACTGACGAAGCTACTACTTCTGAAGAAAAAACAAATAACGCTGACACAATGATCAACGTTGGAGAGATATCTGCTTATAAATCTGTTGAAGATCTTATCAAAGGTAAGGCAGAAGCTGATAAATATATTGGCAAACTCTTGGCAGAAGCTAAAGAGAAAGATGCACTTATTGAAGAACTGCAAAAGAATACTACAATCGCAGAAGAACTTAAACAGATCAGGGAGACGAATATGATGGACATGGAGAATACTAACCCTTCAGTTACCGAAGACGCTATTAAAGAGATAGCTCTCAAAGCAATGCAAGAATCTAATAAAGCTAAACAAGATGCTGACAACCTTAGCTCATGCAAGAAAGCTGTTGAAGCCTTGGGAGGTGATGTAGAACTTACATTGAAGAATAAAGCAGCAGAACTTGGTTGCACTGTGGAATACTTAGAAAGCATTGCAAAGACTAGTCCTAAAGCTTTTAAAAGTATGTTTGGAATTGCTGACAAAGTTTCTTTTGAAACTGTCAACTTCTTGCAAAGTTCCAGACAAATTAGTAACACCAATGCTGAACCGATTAACACAGCTAACTTGAAAGACCCTAAAGCTTTGACAGAGTTTTTCACCAAGGCTATGAAAGATCCGACAGTATTGAACAATCTTAAAAAATGGTAATATAAGGAAAAATTAAAATGGCTGATTTAAATGGTATCAACAGTCAGAACAGCACTGCAGTAATTCGTGCCACTATCTATTCCGGAATGCTTCGTGAACAGTTAGAGCCTGAATTGATTGCTATGAACTATGTAGACGTTATCTCTTCTTTCCCGGATGGTGACAAGTGGGAAGACGTTGAAATGGGTGCAGCTACTGTTTCTGATTATCACGAGGGTGAAGAGATTGACTTCAAAGGTCTGGAATTTGCTACTCGTACTTTTGAAATTAACGAATATGTAAACAGTGGTCACTATGTAACTGCTAAGTTTGCTCAAGACTCTTACTTGGCTTCTCAGATCATGGCCAAAGTACCTGCATTAGAAGCTCGTGCTATTGCTGCCGATTTGGAACAAAAAGTATTTGACTTGGTAATGAAGAACAAAGGTCATAAAGTAAATGACTCTAACACCTTGAATGGTATGCAACACCGCTTTGTAGCTGGTTCAGCTGAAGAAGGATGGGGTGTATTAACTCCTGAAGACTTTGCTTACGCTACTGTAGCTTTGAATAAAGTTAATTACCAAGGTGCTCGTATTGCTATTATCCCGTCTTATCAGGAATATGCAATCGTTACTAACCCACGTATCAAAGCTTCTTTACAATACAATCCGAAGTTTGAAGGAATCGTACGTGATGGTGCAATGACTGGTATGAAGTTTGCTTTCAACATTTATGGTTGGGATGTTTACACTTCTGAGTTCTTGCCGAAGTCTTCTGGTGAAACCAGCTTGAAAGACCGTGATGGTAAAGTTTCGTTCTCTACCTTGACTAACTGCGGTGTAGCAATCTTGTTCACAAACATTACAGATCGTAGACCGTTCCGTATGGCTTGGAGACAGATGCCGAAGTTTGAAGGTCAGTGGAATATGGCTAAACAACGTGAAGAGTATGTAACAGTTGCTCGTTATGGTTTGGACATTGGTGACGCTGAGAACTTGGTTGTTGCTTTATGTAAAGACACTGATTCAACTATCGCAGAATAAGGAGATTTATCATGGGTGATTATGTAGGAACATTTGGTATCACGCGTGTTGTAGGACGTGGTGAAGGCCGTGATGAATTGTATCAAGTATCTGCTAAACCGTCTTGTGGTGTTCACAAATTCATCGAAGTTATCGTAGATGAGAATGGACCTGTAGCAAACGTTGGCAACGAATTCGGTCGTGATGGTGCGTACATTCCGGCAGGTGCTGTTGTAGTTAACGCAGTTCTTTTGACAGAAGTTAAAGGATCTGCTGCTAATGTAATAGTTAGCCTTGTCAAGAAAGATGGCAGCGATTCTAAAGAATTGTTAGCCGCTACTACCCCGGCTGGTGACAATACGTCGGCTGCTGCTTCCGGTGATGTAATTGGAACGAGACTTTCTGAAGATCGTTACTTCACTTCTGCTGGAACAAAGACTGGCTTAGTTGCTAAGTTACTTGTAGAATATATCTAATTCAAACATGTTAAGGTGGGGTGGTCTATCTACTGCCCTACCTTTTTCTTTATAAGGATTTTAAAATGGCTGACATCGAACATAGTGCATTACCAGACGAATTATTACACGAACCTAAAGGTGCTTCGACAGCTGCTGAAGGTACTGTCTATGTTGCAGACGGTAATGGCTCAGGAGCTTTTCGTAAGATTGAACCATCTGATTTATCTTTTACACGCCCTTCTTATACTTCACCAGAGCTAGATGACATCGATGACACTGTAACAGTAGTTGGTGATGATTTAACACAGGTTGCTGACGGTACATTGACAGATGTAGAAGATTACACAGAAGTGCCAGCAGCTGTTACAAACAAGATTAACGAGAATGCTGCAGAACTGTATAGAATATTTACAAACCAGAAAAAGATTAATGAAGAAATTACAGCAAGCTTGTTAGTGCTGCAGAGTAAGATTTCAGAGCTTGCAAACGATTTGAAAGCAGTAGGAGTAATTAAATGACAACAGTATCAATAAAGAATTTAGACAGTGTAACAGCTAATGACACCACTGCTACTGCTACTATCAATTCAAACTTTAAAACAATTAAAGAAGCTTTAGCAAAGTCATTGTCAAGAAAATCTGACGAACCTAATTACATGGATACAGATCTTGACATGAATAGCTACAGCATTATTAACGTTAAGTCAGGAACTGGACCAAATGATGTAGTTGTTAGAAAAGATGTTGAAGAAGCATTAGAAGCTGCTAAAGGTGCTTCAGCTTCTGCTGCAGCTGCTGCAAAGAGTGAACAGAATGCTAAGACGTATGCAACAAATGCTCTCAATAGCTACAACAATGCTAGAAGAATTGCTGACAGTATCCCGTCGTATGATGACTACGTTAATATAGTCAATGATAACACAGGGCGTATTATCCAATTAGGCTTTGACGGTAAGTTAGAATCAGATGACTTAATTGTATTCCGTCCTCAAAATGATGAAACATACGAGGTAAAAGACGGCTACGAGTATGAGCTAGACTTATACTATGACGCAAGTTCTATTAGTGATGACACGCACGTTTTAATCAGTGTTGGGAATGCTATGTTTAATATCCTTAACCCACTGCACACAGAGGCGAGCGAGTTGTGTCAAGTATCTGACTTAAAGCAGATGATGACTTATACCGACGGCGTAGGTTACAGATGGATATTCAACGCAAAGTGTATCAATAATGAAAAGAAGTTATTTGTGCAGCCGTCAACAGTTGTTAATGTAGAAAGCAATATTATTTTCAGCGGTGGAGTAACTTTAAATGCTTGGAAAGATAGTACCGCTTATTCAAATTATTCTTACCAAGAAACAGTGGTTATGCCAGAAAAATTAACGAAAGATGTTTTAAGTGTAACAGGAAATGTGAATTTCGGGGCAGAATATACAACAACTGGAAACCTTGCTCCATTCGCTTATTTTAGTGTTGAAAATAACTACATTAAAGTAACCTGTTATAGCAAGACCAATGACAGTGTTATAATAGATAGCATAGTCGCTTTTGTGGAGTATGAATAATGATTGAAGGTATAGGTAAGACGAACAGTGCAATCATCACTGGTTCAGGGACTGGGGGAGATTTAATTCAGGCTTTGAACAAACTTGATTCAACAGATTCTGGTAGGAAAGTGCTTTTAAAGAGGTATGGTTCTTTTAAGGCTGAGGCGGAATTTACCAAAACAGATGCCGGTTACGAGAATTTAGACTCTCCTCTTGATATGGTTTTTCTGAACAACAGGACATATATTACTTCACAAAATAATTATCGCACCTATGAGGAGCAATATCAATATTTAGGTGGTGAGTTTAAAGAAGTTGGCAAGAGCATTGATACAACCTTATCTTTTTACAATATGTATCCGACAACACCTGCATATGATGCCAATGATTCCGATATCATGGTTGTACGCAGTGTGAACAATATGAACGGGGGGTTTAATCTGTTCTACAAAGGTGCTTTTGCTTTTAGCAAGAATGAAAGCGGTTGGCATTACATTGGGAAAAGAAACGGTGTACACTATGTATGCAAGAGAGAGTATGAAACTGTTTACGTATATGTTTATGACCCTGACTCCAACACGATAGCGAGTGACGCCACATGGACAATTACTTGTGTAGACTGGGATATGCCTTACGTATGGTGGGGAGATAGTGACGTGATTTACATGGCGTTCTTCTCTTGGTCTTACATAAGCGGAACTTCAGGTTTTAGGATTTACAAATACGCTGTCAAAACAGGTACACTGACAACCATTGAAAGAGTTACCGCTAACAGGTATATTGTGGGTGCTTTTGATAAAATCTTTGTAGTAGCGAGTGAGGCAGATTGTAACAACTCTTCCGCATTGCAAAGAGGTTTCACCTTTGAGGCGTTTAAGATAGGCGGTACATCCGTTACAAAGCTTGACTTCCTGACTAAATATGCCTCAACCAATCACAGAGTGTTTGTAAACAATGCAGCCAAGCACATTATCGTATGTACGGAAACCAATGTAGATGTTTACGATTGCACAGGAAGTAGACCTGCTCCGAAGAATTATGACTTCAAGCTGCCGACTTCACAATCAGGTATGTCAAAATTAGCGGTATCTTCACCAGACGGCAAGAAGTTTGCAATTGTGACACGTGATGACAACAACTACCGCATTGTTGATTTACGGGCTATTGATGCAATAGACAGTGAGTTTTCCGCTATTGAAGATAATGTCTACGATTATGACTATCTCACCTTTACAGGAATTAC